TATTGTATCACAGAGTTAACGGTAACCAGAGCCATATTCCTTGGCTCATTAGTAACGCAGACAAAGCACCAACTACTATACTTGCCAAATACAGGGCAGGTGCAACAGCTAAAATACTAGCCGATAGTAGAACGATTGAAATCTGAAAACCGGATCCAGCGAACGTCATCCAGGGACCAGATTTACGTACTTGATCACGTTCAGCTTCTAATGCTCTGGCTTTAGCAAATAATTCCTTCTTACCTTCCCCAGTAGCTGGTTCAGATTCGTAACGATTAATTTTAGCAGTTAATTTATCTGCTTTTTCAAATTGTTTTCTTTCTACCGCGTCATCTCTAGCCATTTCAGCCAGGGTCTGTTTGATAGACTTAGCCTGATAGAAAGCCCAGGTATCGTTTGCTTTAATAGTATTGTTTAATACCTTAGAACTATTGCCAGAAGCAATATAGGTATTAATGGCTAGAAGTGCAGCAAGTACGGTAATAAGCCACCCGGCTTTGTCTTTGATCTGAGCTTCACGTTCACTCCTACTTAGAGGTTTCTTTTCTTCAGCCATAAGTACTCCTTATTTCTTAGCAATCATTGCTTGTATTTTTTCTTGCATCATTTTAGCCCAGAATGGTTGGGGGAAATTCCAGCCAATAAATGCACCTACCGCTACCCAAAGTAAAATGTCTAACATAATTTTCTCCTTTAAATATTAAGGTAAGAATCTACCTATTACACTATTAACAATTCTATTCGATAAATCATCAGGTAAGAATTTTAAGAACCCTAGGAAGTATAAAGCTACACTTCCGTAAACAAATATCTTTAAACACATGTCAAAAGTTTTTTGATATTCGTTCATCTTCCGCACCTGTTACCTGTTTGACAAAATTGATGCAGTTCATAACCACCAATAACCATTATGAATAAAACAAATGCGCATACACTTAAAATTACTGCCCATTCATTTAGTTCTGCTTCTTTTTGTTTACGCTTACGTTCTTGATCGTTAAACAGTCTTAAATCATTGGCATCATCAGCATCCATTTCTGCTTGACGTGCTTTAATCTTATTCCAGACGTCAATCTTACCCGTCTGCATAAACAACATCTTTAGTTCTTCTTCAAAAGCTCTGGCTTGTTCTAAAGCCATTTCAATCTGAAGTGCGGTTCCCATGTTGGAACCTTTCTTAGACTTTTTAGCCTCCATTAATGCTTTAGTTGCTGTGCTCTTAGCATCAAACATTTTACCGATCATAGGAGCAAGGGATCCCAGATCGTTAGCTACTTTACTAGCTTTCTTAACCATGCTTATTGCAGATTGTATACCTGCAAGTGCTGTCATTGGATCGATCATTTCTTCTTCTCCTCTTTGTCTTTTTTACGCCACTCTAAACAGACTACCTTTCGGTTGTATACATCCCCGCTCCAAGTCCACCTGATACATTCAGGTGGTTTAACGTACATGTAGAGGGCTAGAGCGGTTCCAAACATTATTTGTTCGCCAGTGGGTTGTCGATTGCTTTTTGTATTTTACTATCAACTTCTTTCTTAAGTTGAATTACTTCGCGTTCTATTTCTCTTCGTGCATCAGCCATTTCTCTACGAATTACACTTGCCTCGTTACGAGCTTTTTCTAAGTCTTCGCGAACTGCTTTACGCATATCTCTCATTTCAGTTTCCGTTTCACGTTGGGCGGCCTTTACCCCGCGTTCAACCTGCTCGGTAACAGTTTCATTACGGCGAAGGTCATTCTTTAAATCTACTTTAATATCGCGTGTATAGTCACTTGTTTTTTGACTGTTCTCTTCGATAACAGCTAAACGCTTATCGAAGCCAGATAGATCTGGTGCTTCGTAAGAAGCAATCTTCTTTTTCATACCTTGATAGTCTTTGTATACTTCAAATGTACCGTAAAGACCACCAAGTGTAGAAGATATAATTGTAAATGCAACCATTAATTTTGCTGGAGTAAATTCATACCCACCAATACTAATAACTGTATCTTTACTTGCGTATTTTTTTACCGCCGCTTCTGCTTCGTCAATCTTAGCGTTTACGTTTTTAATTTCTTCTGCCATTTTACTTCCTTATTTGTATTGTTGGTCAACCATTTGTTGGTGTAATCTATCAGAACTCATTTGTCTTAATGCTCTGACGTTATCTACAGTTCTTTGATTTCTATAAATTTCTTTAGGTGCATAAAATGCAACATCTGGCATCATAACAAAATATTGTGCATAATTTGCAGGTTGTTTTGCAATTGACTCAATTGATACGTTACCAGCTAATTCGTTATTTGCAACATTTTTCTTCACACTATCATTTTGTTGTGAATTATCATTCATTTGAGGTACAAAGGGTCTTGACTCCATTGCCGAGTCAACTGCATTTTTAACTCCAAACTTTATACCCTCAAGCATAGGTAATTCAACTTGAGGTTGAATCGACTGTCTTGCAGGAGTGACTAAGCTATAAGATACTGTAGGAGCAGCCACGGGTACATTAGCTTCTTGTCTGGTTGTATTTTGATAACTACTTTGTTGAGTTGTTGTACCTGTAAAATTTAAAGTACTTGATTGAGAACTAACGCTACTGTTAATAGATTGTTGTACTCTTGCACTATTAGAAGCATTAACTGATTGTTGACCTCCCTGTAAGGAAGCCATTGAACTTTGTGTTTGCGTAAATGATGTTTGAGAACTTGCTGTCTGTGAAGTGCTGGAGGAACCACCACTAGCACTTATACTTTGTGATTGTTGATCCCCTGCAATCTTTTCAGCTTGTTGTTTGGCCGTTTCACCTGCAGAAAATGCTTGTGAATCCGCTGACTGAACTACAGACTTTTCTAGTGCAGATGTCTTATCTTGATTGGAACTAATCATACTAAGAACAGAAGATAAAGATACAGTAGTCTTAGATGACCCTGATGAGTCACTTACCTCACCGGCCTTTGCCTGCTGCCCCCCAGGTGCTGGTTGTTGAGCTGATGCTTGTTGCATTGGCCCAGGTGCAGGAGCTCCAGCTGGAGCAGGACCACCTTGTGGTGGAGGTGGAGGTTGCGAACCTTCAGGAGGAGGGCTACCGGGAGGTGGAGGGCTGCCTGGTGGTGGCGGGGCTCCTGGTGCTATTGCAACCATTTCAGGTGGAGGTGGAGGTGTCGCTGATACTGTAGCTTCTGTTGTAGTAGTAGTCTTAGGAGCTAATTTAGCTAATGCATCCAAATACCCTGGGCACGATGGACTACTGAATATATTTGTTGCACATGGGTCTACAGAATATTTTAAACTAAAACTAACATTATAGATCTCTGGTCCATAAGGTCCTGCCCACCCGTTATTATCTCTGCCTATAAAACCATACTGTACCTGCCCGATAGAGGGTACAGCAAGCGGGGTTGTAAATGTTTTTGAATAATCAAATTGTGTCCAGTTAAATTTATAATTTAACGAAAATACATCACCGTATAATAAATTATTAGCAGCTCTACCATTTGTGTTATCCCAAAATCGAACCAACGCCGTTAAGCTGTCTACACGACCGTCATCCCAGCCATTACCATTCTTTGCCATAAATCCAAAGTTATAACCATTAACTTGTAAGCCTGTAGATGAAGGTAGTAATGTGGAAATATGTTGCTGTTGATAGATGTATGATGAGCCGTACGAGAAATTAATATTACCACCTGGACGTACGATTGGACTTGGACCGCAGTAACCTGTATCCCCTTGCTGACCCCAACAAGTTAATTGGTCTTGATAGACTCCACCAACCCAAGGCGTAGGACCACCATAGGGTGTATCTTGAACAATATTCCCGGTGGTAGAGACTTGACCTGGTACTAGTGTCTGGGCTTTACTTAAAAGCGGCGTGAACAATAATGCCAAGCAAAGAGCCAAGCCCAATGTTTTTAGCAGTTTCATGTTTGCTCTCTTTTTCAAGTTGCGGTATTTTATCTGGATTAGATTCCCATGATGCTTTAGCTTGCTCACCTATCTTACCATCATACGGGCATGGTGTACCGGCTGCCATCATAGCATCAAATACTCTTCTATCTTGACACATAGTAGCAACAGCAGCTACCTTCATACCCATATCGAAAAGGGTCTTTGATAGCTTTAAGCGTTCACAATTTAAATCTCTGATTGTTCCGCCAGATGAAACACCAAACACTTGCGTTTGAACTGATCCAGATGAACCGGTAGAACATAAGTCATTATTACCTCCGCTCATCATCGTAGGTGCAACCGCTGTTGGGGGAGGCTGAATTACTTTTTGTGTGATAAGGGTTTCGTTTTTATTGATGTTAGTTACTTCACCAGAGTTAATGTTCTGGTTAATATTAGCGTTTTGGTTAACGTTATTATTTGTATTAACACTTTGTGATGTTGATGTACTAATATTTCGATTAGTCATGTCACCAGTATTCACATTATTGTTAGTGCTAGTAGAAGTATTGACATTATTATTAGTTGCTGTACTGACGTTGTTATTATTATATGTCATCGTACCAGTATTTTCATTTTTATTAATATTGGTATTGTTTGATGTACTTGTACTGACATTATTATTGTTAAATGTCTGAGTACCACTGTTAATATTGTGGTTAGTATTAACGTTATTATTATTACTTGTAGAAGTGGATGTATTCTGGTTAATGTTAGTCATTGTACCAGAATTGACGTTGTTATTATTATATGTCAGGGTACCGGAATTAACGTTGTTATTATTAAACGTTTGAGTTCCACTGTTAATATTATTGTTAGTATTAACGTTTGTACTTGTACTGGTACTTGCACTATTATTGTTGTTATTATTTGTTGATGTGCTATTTACAGTAGATGTACTGGTTGCAGTACTGTTACTATTAGCAGTACTATTACTATTAACGGTGCTAACACTGTTAGAAGTGCTGTTGGTGTCAACCAGGGTCTTACTATCGTAAGTTCCTTGATTAATGAGACTTGTAGTCCCTGTCGTTGTTCCCCCGGTTGTGCTAGAGGTGCCACTTGTCGTTTGAGCAGTTGTGCTTCCAAACATCATAACAAAAAGTGCCATTATGGCAATCTTTTTGCTGAACATTTTTTCTCCTGTTAGATTTTTACGGTCAATATTACATAGCTATTTACGTAATATTTATGACCGAATGATCTTGCAACGTCTTGCAAGGTAATATATAATAGACAAATGCTCTTCTATACTAATATCTATACGCGCGGTGATTACGTGCATTTCCGTGGGTTTAAAGACGGAAAACGCGTAAATCAAAAGATTCCCTTCCAACCTACCCTTTATGTTCGTTCTGGTAAGCCATCAGAATTTAAATCGTTGTGGGGTGAAAATCTTGAAAAGATTAAGTTCAGTACGATCAAAGAGGCTCGAGCCTTCGTCGATCAATATAAAGAAGTAAGTAATTTTCCTATCTTCGGTAATAGAAGTTACGGCTATCAGTTCATCAGTAAGATGTTCCCTGATACGATTGAATTCGATATATCGTTAATGAAGATTGTAACTATCGATATTGAGACTACTACTGAATACGGTTTTCCTGAACCCAGGACTGCACAAGAACAAGTCACGCTTATTTCCGTACAGGACTTTAATACTAAGGTAATTACTACGTTTGGATGTGGTCCTTATCTAAGCAAGAAACCTAATTCAGTATACGTTCAGTGTAAGGATGAGTTCGATCTTCTACGCCAGTTTATTAACCATCATAAGTCTGATTACCCGGATGTGACTACTGGTTGGAATAGTCAGTTATTCGATATCGCCTACCTATCTTCACGAATTATGAAAGTGCTGGGTGAGAAGGCTCTGAACGAATGCTCACCCTGGGGTTATATAAGGCAGTATGAAGTACCTACGGCGCGTGGTCGTACCCAGTTAGCTTTTGAGTGGTGTGGTATCTCTATTCTTGACTTTATGGATCTCTATAAGAAGTTCTCTTATAAGATGGTTGAGAATTATAAACTAGATACCGTTGCGATGGAGGAGTTAGGGGAGCAGAAGTTAAAGAACCCTCATGCAACGTTTAAAGAGTTCTATACCAAGGACTGGGAACTGTTTGTAGACTATAATATTCGAGACGTAGAGTTAGTTGACCGTCTTGAAGATAAGATGCGAATCATTACTCTGATTCTTACGATGGCTTATGATGCTAAGTGTAATTTTACAGATATCTTTTCCTCTGTAAGGACGTGGGATTGTATTTTATATAACAAGCTGTTGAGAAACAATATTATCGTCCATAACCCACCGGGTGTTGATCCAGCTATGGATCGAACTATTATGGGTGCGTATGTTAAGGAACCTAAGCCGACTCAATACGACTGGGTAGTATCTTTTGACGCTACCTCTCTTTACCCCTCTATTATTATGTCTTGGAATATGTCACCGGAGACTCTGGTAGACGGTCAGAAGTTTTTAGCTGATGACGAGAAAAGTATTCAGCGGTTAATTGACGGTGAAGTTAATACTTCTGAGATACTTAAGAACGATTGGTCTATGACTGCTAATGGTCAATGTTTTACTCGTAAGAAGAAAGGTATCTTCCCGGAGTTAATTGACTTCTATTTTACTTCTCGTCAAGTGGCTAAGAAGGAAATGCTTGCAGCTCAAAGCAAGTACGAGGAGACTAAAGACAAGAAGTACCTTGGTCTGATATCTAGTCTTAACTCAAAGCAGATGGCTGCTAAGATCTTGATGAACTCTCTTTACGGTGCAATGGGTAACGTTCACTTTAGATTCTATGATATTAGAATTGCTGAAGGTATTACGATGACCGGTCAGCTACTGATACGCTCGGTGGCTAAAAAACTAAACGAGTTTGTTAATAAGGAAGTGGGAACAAAGGATGTTGATTATTCTTTTTACTCTGATACCGATTCTACCTATATTACTCTTGGTGCTCTTGTTGAAAAGAATCTTAAAGACAAAGACAAGCATACAATCGTCGACGTCCTCGACAAGTATTGTACAACTCAGATTGAACCGACGATTAATGATGCTTGCGAGTCTCTCTCGGATTATTTAAATATCTACCAGCGTAAGATTAAGTTCAAGCGAGAGATTATTGCCGATAGGGGTATCTGGATTGCTAAGAAACGGTATGCTGTAAACGTTTATAACTCTGAAGGCGTTGCATACGATCCCCCTAAACTAAAAGTTCTGGGTATGGAGATTGTTAGGTCCTCTACTCCTGCCCCGGTTCGTAAGGCTCTTAAGGAAGCAGTATCGATTGCACTTACTAAAGACGAAATGACGTTAAGGCAATTTGTAGCTGACTTAGAGGTAAAGTGGCATAGCTTGGATCCTGAAGATATTGCATTTCCTCGAGGTGTTAACGGTATCAAGGAGTACGCAGACTCAAATGGTATCTTTAGAAAGGGTACCCCTATTCACGTGAGAGGGGCGTTGATATATAATCATCTAGTCACAAGTAAGGGACTGGAGAAGAAGTATCAACTGATTCAGGAAGGTGATAAGATTAAGTTCTTATACCTTCGTGAACCAAACCCGTTGGGTACTCACGTTATTACATTTGCTGGGGAAGTACCGCCAGAATTTAAAATTCGTGATTACATTGACTATGATAAAATGTTTGAGAAGTCTTTTCTCGAACCCCTTAACTCTTTACTCAGCTGTATTGGATGGCAAGTTAAAGAAACCGCATCTCTAGAAGGATTATTCGGATGAAAAAGTATATTGCAATTCTCTCGCTACTGTTAGTTACCCAGGCATTTGCTCAAAAGATGCCTAAGAACTCAGCTACCTATGATACACAAGTCTTACGCGTAAGTGACGGGGATACCATTGTTATTGCAGCACCGTTTTTGCCTGCTCCGCTCAAACCAGAACTAGCAGTTCGTATCTTCGGTGTTGATACTCCAGAAAAAGGACATAGAGCACAGTGCCCACAAGAGGATCAAAGAGCACAGTTAGCTAGTAAATGGACTTCTCAGTTGATTGCCCAAGGTGGTAAGATACAAGTTACATTATATGCCTGGGATAAATTTGGTGGTAGGGTGCTTGGAGATATCTTAGTTAACGGTCAGAGTGTTCGGGCAGGACTAATTCAAAACGGGTTAGCACGTGAATATTACGGTGACGCTAAGCAAAGCTGGTGCCAGTAATCGATTGATATTACGTTTGATCTATATTATAATAAGTGATCTATAAGGAACTACACTATGTCTATACTTGATAAAATTAAGAAGAACTCTACGATTAAGGATACGGCTATTCTAGCCGATTCGAAATTCTTTCAGAAGAAGGATATGATTCCTACTTCTATTCCTGCAATTAATATTGCATTGTCAGGTAAATTAGACGGAGGTCTAACGCCTGGTTTAACGATGTGGGCTGGACCTTCGAAGCACTTTAAGACTGCTTTCTCTTTGTTGATGGCGAAGTCGTATCTGGATAAGTATCCCGATGCGGCTTTACTCTTTTATGATTCTGAGTTCGGTACTCCTCAGTCATACTTTGACTCTTTCGGTATTGATTCTAAGCGCGTTATTCATACCCCTTTAACTAATATTGAGCAGTTAAAGTTCGATGTAATGACTCAGTTAGAAGGGGTCGAAAGAAGTGATCATCTGATTATTATTATTGACTCTATTGGTAACTTGGCATCTAAAAAAGAAGTCGAAGATGCTTTAGAAGGTAAGTCAGTAGCAGATATGTCACGAGCAAAGCAGATCAAGTCTTTGTTCCGTA